CTCCAACCTTTCGTTCAGCAAATATATCTAATATAGTTGCTTGAGCGGATACTGGAATACGGTCAGTGGCAGCAGTAAGATCAAAAGAATAAACTTCTTTGATTTTACTGTTACGTAAACGTTCCACAAATGTACTCAATGTCAAATCTTGATCATGAGTCGCATCCTCAGGTATTTTTCTAAGAAAATTAAATATCGCTTTATGTAATGGAGATAACAACCATTGGGTAAAGCAATCAACCATTGCAAAAACTCTTATTTTCCCAGCAGGCTCAACTTTAAAGGATAATTTTCCTAAATAAAGCGAGTTCAAGGAAACTTCATCGGATTGATCATTTTGATCGAAATCAAAATCTGATCGAATACGATATAATACTTCGGACGGAAAGTGTAGAACCGCTGATTGACAGAATTGAAGGATTCTGACAATAGGGTTCATAACCTTGTTACCTCCAATGTATTTAAATCTTACAATAAGTTCAAATGCAGTATTCCACATTTTGTTAAAGGAATATGCTCTTAAAGAACCAATTACAGCGTATATAGAAGTAGAATAAGACGAAATGTTCTTATCCGCAACTGGTACGTTAATTGTATTAGGTGACGAAGATGCAATCCAAAAAGTACGCAAAGCGTCTTTGGTTACATCGACTGCTACATTAGACTTAAATTGTTGTTTAAGTGATAATGTAGCTCGTTCTAATTCGTTAATATTGATTACAGCCTTTGACGGCGTTATGATCGTAGATATTTTAAGTCTACCAGTATAATCGATAACTCGATATACACTGAACAAAGTCAACCATAATCTAATATATAGCAGGTTCCCTTCACGGATTTTTTGTCTGTGAAGTTTTGGAATAATACGAGGTAAACCTCGATTAGTTCTAGAAACCGCTACACCAAGTACTTGTGTTGAAGAGTGCTGTGCACCCGCAAGGGCTTGCATTAGTAACGATACACAACCTTTAAGGTACTTAGCCACGTAAGATGGCCCATTACATCGATTCAGATAATATAAATATCGAACATAAGTTATAATAACTTTAACCCAAGAGTTTGTGATAGAGCCTTTCACAAGTAAAACACCTCGCAAGAGATGATTCACGAGTGGTCGCCCCGCTTTTACACGAAGCATACCCGAAAAAGAGGGTACTAATAATTTAATAATACGAAATGAAAAGTTGTTAAAAGAATTTAATAATTTTATCAT